GACCCTCGCGTTAATGTTATCCCCGACAAGGGCAGCAGTAGGGCCGAACGCCAACCCCCCTTGTGCAAGGGCAGGTAGCTTTTGACTTGCAATCATGGCTACCTGTGCAGCCCCTAACGCCCCAACCGCAATCGCTAAAGCAGGGTTAGCGAGTACTTTCGTAACCTGCACAGCTGTGTTGATCGTAGCCGCAAAAATAGCTTGCAACTTTTCCTGTATCGCTTGCTGTCGTGCTAGTTTCCTGCGCTTTTTTGCTGTCTCATCTTCAAGGCGTTGAATGGCTGTTTGCTTGGCCTCCTCACTCATCTTACTCGCCTCTATGCGCTCTTTTTCTTTGTCGTAGTATGCGTCTAAATTGTGACTTTTTGTCTCAAAATAGGTGGTCATTGTTTGGCCTAACGATTGGAGGCCAATCATTGCTTGTTGAACCCCTCCTGCCACATCCTCTCCAAACTTTTCGATCCATTGTGAAAATTGAGAGAATGGAAACTCCTCTGTAACTGCGTTAAATAAGTCTTGCAGAACTCCTGCAACCCCTGTGAAATTACCCTTGACAGCAATCTCTGTTTCCTCTGACTCTTCCCTAACCTTTTTGACTGCATCGCTCCACTTTTTTACTACAGCACCAAACTCGCTTTTTTTGGCTGCTTGGTCAATTCGCTCGATGCTTGACGGGATCAGGTTTAAAGATTCAATTGGGCTTACAACGTTAGCGGTTTGTTTTTTCTTGCCGCCTTTCATCCCAGCCTGAAAAGCTGCCCCTGCTTTCATCCCTGCAGCCTCAAATTTTGGGGCATCAGGAATCAGGCTTTTTACATCTAGTTTTTCTGTTCTTAGCTCTTGATTGGCCCCTTCTCTGTACGCTTTGCCTAATCGCTCTCCCTCCCCAAAAAAGGCAGTAAGAGGGTTGGTCTTTTTAATTCCTTGTGCAAACGACTTCGCAGCTTCCTTAAATTCCCCGTCTGAAAGTGCCTTGAATCCATCCACGAAAGCCTGAACTCCTTCACCAATAATGCGTACCATCTCGCGGAACACACCAATAACTCCCCTTACGACTTCCGTTATACCACCTGCATTCCTTTTTACTAGATCAAATGCCATCCCCAATCCTGTAAAAGTGCCAATTGCATTCAAAACAACCTTTACAAGCTCCCAAATCACTTTTCCGACATTCACTACTACCTTAAACAAGTCTTTAAGCAATAGCCAAATATCATTCGCAATTTCCCTAAAATTTGCTGACCTATTGTATAGGTAAACAAACCCAGCAGCTAAGGCAGCTAAAATACCGATTACCAACCCAATAGGATTCAGTAATGCTCCTGCGCCTCCTATAATTGCACTAAAACCAGAAGCCATTGACCCAACAGCCATCAAGACAGGGCCCATTGCAGCGACAAGGGCAGCAAAGACAATGATAGCCTTTTGTACGCCAGAGGGAAGGGATCGAAAACCCTCAATTAATCTATTTATCTTACTTGTAAGGCTATCGATAAAGGCAGGAATATCCACAGCGTCCATAATTGCCCCCCCAATCTCTGCAAAGGCTACTTTTGCAGCTATACGGGCATTTTCTAAAGCGTTGGATAGACCACCTTGCACCCGCTCAAACTTAGACATCTCAGTTGTGATCCCGGCAATAAAATCTTTAGCCGAAATACCCATATCCCGAATGTCCTCAATATTCTTTGTACCGAATGCCTTTTGCATAGCCTCCCCAACCATCGGCATACGATCTTGTAAAACCATAAAGTCTTCCTGCAACACACGTCCTTTTGACACCATCTGCGTGATCTGTCGCGTTACAGCATCCAAATCCTCAGCACCTCCTCCTGCCATAGCGATTGCGTTCCCCATCTCGGATAGGGTTTTACGCGCTTCTCCTGCTTCAAATCCTACTGCCTGTAAACGTACAGACCCTGCAATTGCCTGCTCGAAACCAAGTCCAGGTGCAAGGGCTACCTCTCGTAATTTATCTATCTCTTTTCGCGCGGCATCACTTGACCCCATGACGGAGGTCATTGATTTTTCGAGTTTTTCAAAATCAGCAGCAGCCTTAATTGATGCACCCCCTAAAGCAGCAAGGGGCAGGGATAGACCGCGTGTCATATCCTGCCCAATAAAGTTCATGTTCCGACCGAAACGACGTAGGGATTTCTCGGCTTTTGCAAGCCCTTTTCGTAAGGGGTCTAATGTGACCCCTAACTCTATTTTCACCCTTCCGACACTTCCTGCCATCAGTTTATCAATTTTTTGATTTCTTGCGCTGTTGGGGGGCGGAACTTAACGCGTTCCATGCGCTCTAAATGATTTTGTATCTCGTCAGGTGTAAGCTCTCGTGGCTTGTCTTTTATCTCCCAGGGGAACTTAAACAACCCTTGTGGCCCTGCATTCTGGCTCTTTTTCAAATGCCCTGCAACTGAATAGTAGGCAACCATTCGCCCGATCTCCCAATCTGCCTGCATCGTTTCTTCTCGTTCTTCTACGTAGCCCTCAACTGCTGCAAAGAACTCTCCAGGCTCCATCTCGTAAAAGTCAGACCTCGAAAGGCGTAAGCGACCGAAGGCAAGGGAGAACAGGCTATACCATGTTACCTCCTGCCATCGGTCGCCTTCTAGTTTTTTTCACCTTCCTGTTTGCCCCCAGTTAGGTCATTCCCTAACGCAGTCATGCATCGCTCGATCAAAGCAAAGTCCTCGTCAATCCAATCTTCAACGTCGGCCATCTTGAACTCAACTTCTTCGCCTTCTGCCCTTGCCCCGGCTTCAAAACCGTAGAACAGCAGGGCAGGGAGATTAGCAATCGGCAGGTCATCAACGTGGCGCATAAATTCACCAAATCCTCCTATCTTGAATTTATTGCAATACTTTTTGATAACCTTGAAGGAGTACCGAAAAGGCAATTCTTTGTCTCCTACTTGTACGTAGTTCATGCGTTATGTTTATGTGATTGATCCTGTTGTCAAAGCCCCGTCACCCTCTAAACTAATAGAGTAAGTCACGTTATCTTCTGCCCCAGAACTGGTTTTCTCAATGCTTGTTATGTAAGCAGTTCCCTCCCAGTAGGTGTCACCTGAAACGTCTGTCATGAAACGTACAGTGACTTTTGCCCTTGTTGTTACATTGCCTAAGATGTCCTCAACTCCATACGTCGCATCTTCGGCAAAGAAACCTGATCCTGATGCAGACCAAGAGCGCAAACCTTCAAGCAGTTCACGCCAACCGGAACTATCTTTGGAGGTTATGTCACGCGGTTCGTGGGTAATACTAACAGAAGCATCTGTCAGGTGGCCGATTTTTTTGTACGTCGTATCTAGCACGTACAGGGCCATCAGCGTACTATTTACTACACTTGTTGTTGCCATTTTTTATAGTTTTATTCTTAACAAGTAATCCGCGCTAAGGCGGTAAAAATCTTCTTCTTCTTCTACTGTGTCGTTTTCAGTCTCAAATCGTATCTCATCGACTAATACACCGTTTATCGTGCCTGAATACAGGTTTAGGGCAGCATCAACAGCAGCGTGCAAATCTTCAAGCTGCGGATAAGTCAAAGCGTAGCAATCAATTTGCATCCTAATGTGGTCAACTGGCTGCCCATCCTTGCTGTTTTGCGGGTCACTACTTACTTTAAAGTAGGTGACATAAGGAGGCTTAATCCCCTGCGGAGCCACAATCGGAAACACCTTTACAGGAGAAGTACCAACAATGTCTGTCACATCGCTGGTTGCACTCAAAAGGCCAAAGATTACTTTTCCTGCTCCTGTGCGGCTCATACTTTATTCTTTGCTATCCACTTTTTTAACTCTCGTTCGATGCCTTTTTCAATCTGACTAACAACTTGATTTTTTGTCTGATCGTAGGCCGGCCGCATGAAGGGCTGCGCTGCCATTTTGCTCGTACCAAACTCAATAAAACCAGCATAGTAAGCATCTGTCTTCCTTTTGTTTGCCCCGTATGTGTCGCCCCCTTTGCGACGTTTTCTAAATTTAGGCCCCACAAATACGGAGGGGCTTTTCCTGAAATTCAGCACCCGGATTGATAGTTCAAGGTTGCCCGGGTAATACTCTACCTTGCCCCCGTTTTTAAGCGTAATTGTGCGCGGCCTGTTGCCATCCGATGTAGGGGCCTTTTGTTGTGCTACCGCTACAAGTGGGGCAGAGGCTTCCTTTAGTATCTGCTTGCGCGTCTTTGCCCTATACTGCTTCGGTATCGTGTTTAGCTTTTTAATTACGCGCTCTACCTGCCTATCAAAGTCCTTTTGCGACACCTTCAATGCCGCCTTGTTCAATTCTCGTGCTAGTCGTAAATCCCTGCTCATCCTGTTTGATCTACATCTTCAAAACATTCCATCCGCACGTACATTTTTCGAAACTCATCTGTCTGCTCTGCTACATTTTCAATGTCGTAGTACCTACCTTCGTACACTATGCGCATGTTGGGTCTGATCGTCTTTGTTGTCGAATCATAGCGAACAGTAAAAAAGGCGCGTTGCCTGTCTGTCTTCCGCTCGGCTGCATAATCTTCATTACTGCCGCCTGTTTTTAATTCTACCTGCGCCCGCCGCTGACACAAATTAGACCACGTGCGTATCAAGGAGCCGTAACCGTCTGCGTCAGCCGCTTCTGTATAGTTCTGCACTGTTATCCTCCTGTCTAGCTTGCCGGGGTCTATCATGCTCCAAACGTGTGTATGCGCCAATTATCAAGTAGTCGTTGTGAGGCCATAGGTAGCTGCCTGACCTTATCCATGCGATTTTCGTACATCTCTGTCACCATCAGCAAAATAGCCTGCCTGATCGGCTTAGGAACGTCAGCAGCAGCACCATATCCTGCAACGTAAGTAACTGCCACAGCATTCAGGTTGTAATCTTGCGTGTCCGGGTATTCCCCTGCATAAATCGGCATGATCCGAGCGGGTTTACCTATCGTGTCTGTCTGATACAAAGAACTATCCCAGGTCGTTGTATTCCCGTCCAAATCTGTGTACGTGACACTAGATATTGACTGTACAGGGTTTAAAGACAAGTGCAGGGGTACGACATTCGACAGAGGGAAATCGTCGAAATACTCTTTAACTGTCTGCGTAACTAAGCGCAGATTGCAGTATTCCTCCACAACACGCTGAGCAGCTTCGACCTGGGCTTCAATCAGGTCGTCATCATCGCTATGCTCTACGTTCAAATGCGCTTTGGCATCTGCTGTTGCAATAGCAAGTGTAGCGGCTGCGCTCGTTATCTCATATCGTACCCCTAGCATCTAATCCTCTATTATCGCTTTTCTGATTTTTTGCTCTTCCGGCTTGCTGTCGTGATGGAACGTTTAACAGGTTTACTCGCCTGCAATTCCTCGCAAATCCCGTGGGCAATGTAGTCTTTAGCTACTTCGCTATCAAGTTCGCGAACTTCACCTTTTTTAAACGTTCCAACCGTTCCAACAGCCGATTGAATGAATTTAACTTTCATCTTCAATCGCTTTTTTATGCGTGTTCAAGTACCTTGATGGCGGCAGTCTGGATCAATTTACCGTCGTAGCGTCCGTACAAGATAAAGCCGATCTCCAGCTCATCCATGTAGCGCTCATCCAGGCGTACAAGCACATCACCACCTACGCGACGAATCACGTACTTAGACCAATCACCGAATGCCATCGACTTGTTTCCTGTTCCGATTGCGGCCATGTCCTGGTTAATAACATAGCGGTAGCCCTCAAGCGTTGCAGGGGCATTCTGCGCCATGTTCGGGACCCACAAAGGCCGATCATCACCGGAGCCGATTGACAGCTTTTTGATATATGCAAGCGTTGAATCATTGAACATAAACGCAACATTAGGCCCTACCCGGTAGGCAGGATCAATGCTGTGCAACAAGTCCAAGATGTTTTCCCGTGTGATTGCCGTAGCTGCTGCGTTTTCTCCTGTCGTCGCATCTGTTACAAAGCCTGTTGGCTCCGTTGTACCTGCACCTGTAGTGAACAATGCGTTCAGCTTACGGCCGTGACGCTCACCAAGCAATTCAGGCAACAAACCTTGCAGACCTACGCGCTCGTCCTGTACTAACTGTACGGAGAGTTTCACCTGTGTAGCGATGTTAAAGTCGCCCAGGGTCTTTTGTGCAAAGGTCATATCCTGAACAGTAACCGCAGCTCCTTCAGTCGTTACTGCTGAATCAGTTGCAGTATCGTCCAGGGTAGGCCATTCAAGTGTGCCACCGCCTGAGGTTGTGATAATGCGAGAAACATTTAGCATACCGCCAAAAGCCTCCATCGTAACTTCTAGTTCGTTTGAGAACTGCGTGGGCACAGTGTATCCACCGAGGTTGTCAGTACCTGAAAGCTGCGTATTCGTACCACGCTGCTCGATCATAGCTTGACGTTCTTCGGGGGATAGAGAACCCATGCCGCGCGCAGCCCATTTATAGAAGGCGTCTTTGTACTCGACAGGCTTCACTTCGCGCTTTTCTGCTTGACGCTGTTCCATTTGCGCGTCTGCAGCCTTCATGCGCTCCTGGATACTGATCTGCTCATCGAGCTTTTCAAAGTCCTGATCGGCCTTGTTCCACTGCTCGTGCTCGTCGGGAGTCATGTCCCTGTTTTCGTTTTTTGCGCGAGTTACGAGGTCTTTCATCGTATCATACGCCCGCGCCTTTTCTTCCGTGAGTTGACGGATCGTCTTCATCGTTTTTTCGATTTAAGTTCTAAAATCTTGTCATAAATATTGAGACGCGCACGCTCGCGCTGTTCATCTCCTTTTTCTTCTTCCTTGTGCTTTAACTGCTCTACCTGATCCAACGACCGCGCAGAAACTGTTGTAGACTTGTAGGCAGGATACGTCACCGGGCTAACGTCAAACAACTCATCTACACGCTTGATAGTACGTAGCAAACGCCCGTCGTCCATCTCATCCCAGTTTTCATAATCTTTGCCTGATCCCATCGAGAAGGCAAAAGATGACTGGCTGATGTTTCCTGCCCGGACGTTTTCGAGCAGGTCATTGCCGTATGTCGTGTTGGGCACTTCAAATTCGTAGCGCAAACCTTTCTCATCAACTTCAAGCTTCAACGTTCCTGATGCTGTGCGAGCAAGAACTAAATTATCGTTGTGGTTAATCAAGGCCCGAACATCGCTCTTGGTAATTGCCTCATCAAATGCACCCGGTTCGATCACTTCTATGAACCCGCCAAGATCCTCACTGCGTTGATTGTACAGCGCGGCATATCCTGTGATCTTGCGCCCTTCTTTCTCTGCCTGCATGCCTTTAGCATCAGCACGGCGCTCTATATTATTCTTCTTCATCTGTCTGTTGATTTACTGCACTGTTAGTTGGAACCATTTGTGCGGCCTTGTTTAATTCCATCATATTTGACTGCACAAAATGATTGTCCCCACCCTCGATAGGGTTCTGCTTGTTCATCTTGCGTATATCGTTAGGGGAAATAGCACCTGTGTAGAACATCTTCTGTGCAAACTCAGCACGGCTTTCTAGGTCTGCCATTAGCAGGTCGTCAAAATCAAAACGAACAGTAAAACGAGCCATTTCGCTTTGTCTGAAAAGTTTGCGGTTGAACTCACTTTCTATGCGTTTACACCAGGGGCGCAAAGTCATATTTACGAACAACTGGCTGAGGTGTTCTATATTGTTAAACGTAGCTCGTTCCAAATCTTCTAGCAAAAATTGTGGTACGCCAAAAATCCTGGCAATATCAGAAACAACCATTTTTTTGGTCTCTACAAATGCAGCCTCCTGCGGGCCTAACCCGATCTTCTGGTATTCCATGCCCTCGTCTAACACAGCCGTGCGACCTGCGTTGTCTGCACCTTCATACTGACTACCCCAGCTATTCCTGATCCGGCTCATGGCCTCCTTAGATAGCGAACCTGGGTGTTTAAGTATGCCTGAAAGGTGCGCCCCGTTTTTGTAAAACCTTGCTCCATAATCCCGAATCGCAATAGCCAACCCTAGCGTATCCCTGTGAATTTGATTGATGCTAAGGCCTGCCATTCCATCCCAGGATGTGTTTTGCAGGTGCAAAATTTCGTCGTAGTCATACGTTCGATTATCACCGCTTACGCGGTACACGATCCGACCATCACCCTTCTCGATAATATCAACATCTTTAGGGTCGACCAACCGCAAACCAGTTACAACGTTCCGGGCGTTTGTGTTTAGGATCGCATAGGCGTTACCAAACGCAGCGTGAACTACAAAGGTTTCCATGAATGAGAAAGAGGAGCAAGTAGGGGAAGGGTTGGCAATTAAACGAGCAACAGGGTGTTCTGTGGCTATTCGTTCTGTACCGTCTGGCATCGTTTCAACTACATAGAAAGGTACAGAGGCAATATTTTCACCTAATAGCTTCACAGCCCGCCAAACTTCTGTAATCCCTAACGCATTTTCGACGTTCACTACCGTACCCGCTGCTGAATAGGTTGTAAACATATTGCGCAAAGCGGTAGTTATGGGCGTAGATGGGTTGTTGATGCTACGTTCGTCTGCATCAGATTTCTTTGAGAATAGACTTGAAATGCTGTTAAAAATGCCCATCAGGTGTAGATATACATTCAATAGTACATCTATTTGGGCCTGTATTCGGTCACATGGGGCGACCTATTGCAATAGCCTTGTAAAAAGTGCCTTTTTGCCTTCCACTCGGCTAAAGTGTGTCGCAAATTGCCTTTTGCTGTCTTGAATGCGCTAAAATTAGTATGCCGGGCAGGAAACCCGTATTCGA